CTCAATGAAGATGATTCTCCCGGTGTTTCAAATCCGCGGTGCGTGCTACGGTACGCCGTGGGTCAACCCATGGGAGCGTTGTCTTCTTGGTGTATGCTTGCTGTAACTCATCATTTAATTGTTCAACTAGCAGCTCGGCTAGCTGGTGTCCAATTACAAGGATGGTTCGTTGGATACGAACTACTCGGTGATGACCTTGTTATTTTTAACAAGGAAGTGGCTAGCAAGTATTTACTTCTATGTTCCTGGTTAGGACTAGAAATAAATCAAGCCAAGTCAATAATCTCCGAATCAAGACCAGTTCTGGAGTTCGCAAAACGAACTTCATTAAAAGGTGTTGATGTTTCCGCGTTATCGTGGAAACAGTTCTTCCAGTCAAATTCCTTGTATGGAAGATTGGCTATAAGCCAATCATTACTAACTAAAGGATATCATAAAAGTCCTTTGGGTCTTTTAATATTAGGTAACAAACGTTATGTTCAAGAGTCTTACAATTGTAATACTTTTTCAGCAAAACATTTGATGCTACACTCCCTCGTATATAAAATACGTGAGAAAGTAATAACATTAAAAGATGTAGTGAGAATGCTTAGCGCATTATCATCCCCATTAGATGGAATTGCGAAGGGGCTGATGTCAATACCAGGTTCACACCTTGTATTGATTGTATCGGCTCTGTATAAGGATAACAAACTGGTTTCATTACCAGATTTGAATAAGCCTTATATGAAGTCTCTTGATGATTATTTTAAAGCAATCTTTATAAATTCCATCAATGATTCTCTTCGTTACTTTGATGACCCTCATGTAATGAATAATAAATTATTCACTATTTTGAACGGCTATCCCAACAATTATGTTCAGTCTTCACTGCGTCATACTATTAAGCTTAGTTACTTTATTGAAAGAAATTTCTTTCATCCAGTAATGCTTCAGTATTTCGAAGTTGAAGGAGTTCGTAATCAGGTAGGTAGCTTTGATCTTCAATCTCTAATTCACTATGATAGTCTGTTAAAAGACTTATCTAGACAATTAGATATTAATGTCAAGGTAGACCGAAAAGTAAAGATCTCTAATGAAATACAAGTGCTTTCTTTTATTAATAAAGGAAAGACCCGATATTTAGATCGAATAATCTTTGATCTTCGTAAGGCACAATACTCGCGGTAGCGCTGCATGTGGAGCAAATCCACCCTGTAAATATACATCTACAAAGGCGGTATACCGTCGTGAGAGGCTATAGAGGTATTAACCAATATGCTCTATCACTAGATACG